GTTGATTGGTGGAGAAAGAAAGCAGTCAACCGATATGAGTCTCTCAAGGCTGATGATAGAATCAGAACTGAAGTTGAAGTGTGGAACAGAAACGCTAACATTGATATTATAAGGTAATATGAAATGAATAAAGGAACAATAGTTACCGTTGTACTAAACAACGGAGCAGAGATTGTAGGTAAACTTGTACTTGATGACTTTACTGGTGTTATCATCAATCGTCCTAGAATGGTACAAGTCACACAACAGGGCGTAGGGCTTGTCAACGGAATAAGTATGACAGGTATTGAACCAAAGGGAGATTTCACTTTCCCTAAAAATTCTGTTCTGTATGTTATCGAAACAGCAGAAGAGATTGCAAATGGTTGGACGCAACAAACGAGTGGTATTGCCTTACCAAATAAAGGACTCTTAGGTTAAAAGTCATTGACAAACCACAAATTATCTGTTATAGTGTACAACACTTATAACGCTACCTTTGGAGATTCGTAATGGATAAAGACTTTCTACTCGACTATACTCGTTTTGTTGACGAAGTAACAAGCGATGAATCAAAAGACCCACAAGCATTTTCAGACTCACTAGATATTATTGATGAGATGACTGAAGGTTCTGTGAAACCAGAGCGACTGATTACCGCTGCACTAGGTATTTGTGCAGAAGGTGGTGAGTTCACAGAGATTGTAAAGAAATGTGTATTCCAAGGTAAGCCTATGGATGAACACACCATCTATCACCTAAAACGTGAGATGGGTGATATTCTTTGGTATCTCGCACAAGGATGTATTGCACTAGATACTACTCTTGAAGATGTTATCTATATGAATATAGAAAAACTAGAGGCAAGATATCCAGACGGATTTGAAGCATTTCGTTCTGAGAACAGAGAAGAAGGAGACATTTAAGTATGGATTTTCTAAAAGATATTGCCAAGACAGCAGGCAACGAATATGCTGCACTTGTATCAGAAGGTGTGGAGGCTGGTGATGTAGACTCGTTTATTGATACAGGTAGTTACATTTTCAATGCACTACTGAGCGGTAGTATCTATGGTGGTTTGCCATCAAATAAAATTACTGCTGTTGCAGGCGAATCTGCAACTGGTAAAACATTCTTTGTGATGGGTATGGTAAAACAGTTTCTAGATGCAAATCCAGAAGCTGGTGTTCTTTACTTTGAATCGGAGAGTGCGATTACACAACAGATGGTTATTGATCGTGGTATCGACCCTTCTCGTATGGTGATCCTTCCAGTGACAACTGTGCAAGAGTTTCGTACACAAGCAATCAAAGTACTGGATGCATATCTGCAACAGAACGAAGCAGACAGAAAACCAATGATGTTGTGTTTGGATTCACTTGGTATGTTGTCTACAACTAAAGAAGTAGAGGACACAAGTGAAGGTAAAGAGACTCGTGATATGACAAGGGCACAAGTTCTCAAGGCTGCGTTTCGTGTGTTGACTTTGAAACTTGGTAAAGCAAAAGTTCCTATGGTTGTGACAAACCATACATATGACGTAGTGGGTTCAATGTTCCCAACCAAAGAAATGGGTGGCGGTTCTGGTTTGAAATACGCTGCATCATCAATCGTATATCTTTCTAAGAAGAAAGAGAAAGATGGAACTGAGGTTGTTGGTAACATCATTCACTGTAAGAATGCGAAGTCTCGTTTGACTATTGAAAACAAGATGGTTGATGTTCGTCTGATGTATGAACGTGGACTTGACCGTTACTATGGTTTGCTTGAACTTGCACTGAAGTATGGTATCTTTAAATCTGTTTCTACTCGTATTGAGTTGCCTGATGGAACAAAGACATTTGGTAAGACAATCAACAATCAACCAGAGAAATTCTTTACTGAAGAGATTATGCAACAGTTGGATGAAGCCGCAAGTAAAGAATTTAAATACGGACAGAAGGTAGTAGAAGAAGAGGTGATTGAAGATGCAGTTGACGAGGGTTGATTTAGAAAGATGCTTTGAGTACGTTTCTTCAAAACAAGAAGGAGAGCAGTGGACTGGCATTAAATTGTTGTCTACTGCTGGTGATTATCAGAACATCATTTATAAGTATGGTAAGGTGGAGTTTGGTGAAGAAACAGAAAGTGGCGAAATGCCCTTGACATTTCACTATGATGTGATATACTCAGGTAGTTATACAGAAGAACAATTACAAGAAGATATGGACTTTAAGAACCTCATTGGAGATATTCTTACAGTTATCTTAGAACGACAGCTTAAGGAAGATAATTTACAATATGTCAATACAGACAATTGAAAGAACAACACTATCTAATCTCGTAAAGAATGAACCTTATGCTCGTAAGGTTCTTCCTTTTATAAAACCAGAGTATTTTTCAGACGTACATGAACGTGTAGTGTTTGAAGAGATTTCCAAGTTTATTGAAAAATATGGAAATCAACCAACAAAAGAATCTTTGTCCATTGAACTGGACAATCGTAAAGATTTAACAGAAGAACAATTTAAGAAAGTTGTTAACATTGTTGAAACCTTGTCTGATGCAGATGTTGATATGCAATGGCTGGTGGAGACAACAGAAAAGTTTTGTAAGGATAAAGCAGTCTACAATGCAATCCTTAGCGGTATTCAGATTATTGAAGGAAAAGATAAAGAACATACCGCCGAAGCTATACCGTCCATTCTGTCTGAGGCACTATCGGTTGCTTTCGATCAGAACGTAGGACACGACTATGTAGAAAACGGTGATGAACGATTTGAGTTCTATCACAAGAAAGAAGAAAAAATTGAATTCGATTTGGAATACTTCAACAAGATTACTAAAGGTGGATTACCTCAAAAGACACTTAACATTGCTCTTGCTGGTACTGGCGTTGGTAAGTCTCTCTTTATGTGTCATGTCGCTGCATCTACTCTCATGCAAGGGAAAAATGTTCTGTACATTACTTTAGAAATGGCAGAAGAACGAATTGCAGAACGTATTGATGCAAACTTGATGAATATCACAATGGATGACTTGCACGAGTTACCAAAGAAGATGTTTACAGATCGACTTTCAAAAATACAAACAAAGACTAACGGAAAGTTAATTATCAAAGAATATCCTACTGCATCTGCACATACAGGACATTTCAGAAGTTTGATTAAGGAGTTGGCACTGAAGAAGTCATTTAGACCAGATATTATCTTTATTGACTATCTTAACATCTGTGCCTCATCACGATTTAAGGGGAATGCAAATGTCGGATCATATTTTTACATCAAAGCCATTGCCGAAGAACTTAGAGGGCTTGCAGTGGAAAATAATGTACCTATTATGTCAGCGACACAAACAACTAGAGGGGGGTATGCCAACAGCGACATTGGGCTGGAAGATACGTCAGAAAGTTTTGGTTTACCTGCTACTGCTGACCTCATGTTTGCTCTCATATCAACGGAAGATTTGGAAAGTCTCAACCAGTTAATGGTTAAACAGTTAAAGAATAGATACAACGATCCTGGCGCAAACAAACGATTTGTTGTCGGTATTGATAGAGCAAGAATGAAACTATACGACTGTGAACAAGAGGCGCAAGATGATATTATTGACAGTGGACAAGAGGATGACACCCCAGCATTTGATAAATCGACTTTCGGAGTGGGTCTTGGAAAGAACAAGGCTTATGAGAAATTTTCGGACATCAAAGTATAAGAAAATATATTATTTTGTACAGCAAAACGGTAGAAAGTGGGAAGTTGTAGAATTTCCCACTAATGATATCGTGCGTACATTTAGAAAGAAGAAGGATGCTGAGTTGTTCTCAGAGCAACTTACACAAACTAAACCTTTTGGAAATGTACCATTGCCTAATTTTATGAAGGGCAATATTGACATTTTAGAGTAACCGTGTTATATAAATAGTATTGAAATTATTTGTATGAATGGAAACTGTGCTAAATGTCTATCAGAAAGTATTATCGTCAACTGAATCCAGTTGACACGACCAAAGTATCACATGTAGAAAGAATTCAGAATTCTTATTCTGAGTTAACAGAAGCGAATCTGAAGAAAGCAGATATTGCAAAACGTGATAACAAGGCCATACTTCAATCCATCATTGACAACACAACAAAGATACCCACAGATGAGGGTGAGGTATCTATTCAATGGTCTGATAACGCACTAAAGGTTGCATTTGATAACGATGACTTTGATACTGCATTCCCTACTGGCAAACCTTCATTCATAGCATCTAACGGCAAATCCCTAAGAATTACACAAATTCAGAAAACCAAAATGTTTGGTGGTGGTTCTGGTTCTGGTGGCGGTTCATCTGGAACTCGTGCTGCTGAATCTGCACAATGTGTGTACTGTCAAGCGATTTGGAATAATCCAAAAACAGACTTCAATATGTTGGAACTACAAGCGGCATACAACCAAGTGAAGGTTGATGCTAGTTGGGAAGAGATTGAAGGGTTGACACAAGATTGGGTTGTTTCTTCCATTTCAGTAGCTAAAGGTTTGTATCGTGCATTGGGTAGAAACCAATACAGTTTTCACAGAGGTTCAGCTTTCGTGGAAATGATTGAGAACTTGTTTAAGAATTCTGGACAGGATTATTTTACAAATGTAAACAAGTGGACTCCTGCTGACATTTGGATAGTACAAGATACCAAACTGAGTAACTATGATTTCAGTGGGAACCCAGCACTTCCATACATTAACCAAGAACTTATGAAGGCATATGCTGCTAGAGATATCATGGGTATCTCTTTGAAGAAAACCACAAAGGTAAAGTTCAAACAGATTAACTATAAGAAACCATTTAAGGCACCAAGATTTACAAAAAGAACTTTAGGTAAGAGAGACTTCTTTAGTTCTAAAGACAGATACATTTTTGGAGCAGACGGACTTGAAATGCAGTTCAGAACATTCCCAGCATTTCAGGCAGAAATTATTGGTAAACAGGCCAAACATGGTAAGTTGAGTGGGGATAGTGGTATAACTAGTCCTATCGGCAAAGTTCTAAAGGGAGCTGGTGTAACTGAATTCCTAACAAGGAAGT